AATACATCTTCGTTGTTTTGTTGTACCAAAGTATCAGTTATGATTACTTTTAGACCTACTTCAGCTGTTGTGGCTGTAACTGTGGAGACATCAATGTCCTCACTATCAACCATATCAACACCTTCTACTAAGTCCTCAGCATCCATCTGTCCTACTTTTGGAATTGTTAATTGGAACTCACCTTTGCCTAAGTTAAATTTTTCAATCAAACCTACCATAGGTGCGTTATGCTCTTCTGTGTATCTAGCAGCAGCGAGCATTATTCTCGACATATTCTGTAAATTGCCAGAAGTCGAAGTCTGTGTGTTTCCTGCCATTTTAATTTACCTCATTAATTAGCCAAATATAGACAGTCCTAGCTTTTTAGCAGCTGTTCTTGCCATATCTGTTGTTACGTTTGGATCGCCAGAATTGTATCTGTCGATTACATCTTCTGCATCTGTAGGCGCAACATCAGGTGAGGGAGAAGCATTAGTCATAGTTTGTGCTGGAGTATTCTTAGCCAATTGTTCTTCTAGTTTTTTAGTTCTAAATAAATTCTTAGCCATTTTTTCCATAGTTACAGGATCATTTATATCTTGTAACTCTTGATAAGGAACTTGGTATTGTGCAGCCAACTCATAAGCCTTTGCAAGTTGAGTACGTTGGCTTAGTTCACCCTGAAACTTTTGTTGTTCCCTGCTAACTTTAGCAGTTTCGATTTTTGCTAAATAAGCTTCTTTAGCCATAAGAGCTTGATCGTTTGCTAACTGCCTTGCCATTTGTTCATCTAACCCTTGAGTTACATACTTTTGAGCTAGTTGTTGTTCGTACGTTGCAACCTGGTCATCTAATTTATTTAAATTAGCTTGTTCTTCAGCTTGTATACGTTGTTGTTCTGCTTTTTGCAACTGAGTTTCTAACTCAGCCATCCTCTTATCTGTACTAGACTGATATTTTCTAAACGCTTCACTTGATTGAAGATCTGCATTTGCATCAGATGGTTGTTCGGTTTGAGATTTCGACTGTGGTTCATTAACCTGGATAGAGTTATTACTATTTTCTATAGACTCATTTGACTCCTCAACAACTGGTGTTGGTTCTTCAACTGGAGTTGAAGCATCAGTCGTAGAAGGAGCATTTGTATCTACAGGTATATCAGTAATTTCTACCTGTGATTCTTTCCCTGCATCATTTTGCTCTGTTACCATTATATTTTTCTCCCATAACCTAACACCTGTTAGATGGTAGGTTACAATTGTTTAGGTTTCTATATAAATCATAATTGAATATTTATCTATTTGCAACTGTTTCTTGGTATGTTGTCCCACCTACTTCTCTTTCCAGTTCTCTTACTTCATCAAACCTAGAAGGATCTGTAGGTGTTATTGTACCCATGTGTAACTTAGTAATTTTTTCTTGTATCTTATAAGACAATGCAACTTCTTTTGTAAAGTTAGTTCTAAGTTTGAAAAACTCTAAAGGAAAAGGTGTAGTATATTTATTTGCTAATATAAATTCTCTTTGTTCTGCAGGCAATCTATTTATATACCTAGCTAAAAGAGTTTCAACTCTATCATAGTCACCATCAAATGTAGCTTTATCGTAAAGACTTTGAGAATATTCATAGTATTCCTCTGATGCTAATTTCAATTCTCTCAAAGGATCATTGTCTGCCACCTTAAATTCATCTTGATCTGGAACTCCAAACGTAGCTAAATTAATTCCTCTTTTTATAGTTTTCATTCTTGAATGAGCATTTCTAATTTCCCTAGATTTTTCTACTCTACTCAATCTAGGATTACCTAATATAATCATCATTGTATCTCTAAAGTCTGATTGAAGTGCTGCAACTTGTTCTGTGTATTCATTAGGAGCAAATCTACTTTCGGTATAATAAAGAACATCTATGTAATCTTGTTCAAACTCCCACAACTCATTGTATTGTCTTTTAAATTCTGAACTAGCAATAGTATTTTTGTTAGGATATACTGACATATTCATACCAGCAAAAGCAGGAATAGCTACTGCAAAAGCTGTTCTCTGACCTTCTAGTCTTGCTGCTTCTTTAATTTCTTGTATAAACAAAGGCATAAATTCTTCTATACCCTCAACATCTGTTGGAATAAAAGCCTCAGCAGGAGTGATTTCATCTCCATAAAAATCCTCACCTGTTGTCAAACTAACAATACTTCTAGCTCCTGGACTAAACTTAGTTCCAACAAATTGCTTTAGAATTTCAAATGTTTCAGCCTGGTAAGGTTGTCCTGTTTGAGATACCAATTCACCATTTGGAGATACTGTATGTCCAATTCTGTTAATCAATCTTATTACAGGTCCCAGACCTGCAGTCAAATCTACATTTATATTATCTCTTTTGAATTTTAAGAAATTGCTTTTACGTGAATCCATCTCTACATTGAAACCATTCAAGGCTAAAATTCCACCTATGCCTGTAATAGTCATTGCAAAACCTACTAAGTCTTTTGCCATCTTACCTGCAATAGAAGTTTCTGATCTTGAATTTTTTAATAATTCATTAGCAACCATATAAGGAACTTCAAATCTTGAGTACACCCATCTTGGTGCTAGAGCAACAGCATTCAATTCTGTTGCAAATTTATTAAGACCTTTTAAACTTCCTCTACCAGTACCAGCATTTATAAACTTAACATACTTAATCATTTTTTCATCAATGACTTCTGGAGATGCACCACTATTTTTTAAAGTATTATAAAAATCTTTAGTCAACCTATATCTAAGTTTATTCAAAAAAGCAACATGGAATCTTTCACCAGCTTTTATCAAGTGACCTATTCCTGGAACTTTCTTGATCCAATTAGATATAAAAGCTTCTTCTCTTAAAGATAAAGGACTATCTATATCTGCTATGTACAACTCATAACCTTTTCTTGGAATATCACCTTCAAAAACTACAAGCCTAGGATCATTAGGTGTGGTAAATCTAGCAAAGTCAGGATCAGTATATATGTTATCCATTGATTGTCTAAAATTTTTTTTGCTATAAAAAGTTTTCATTGTTGCAGCTATATCAAGTGCATACTTAAAAGGATTGCTACTAAATATTAAACCTTGATTAAATATAGATCCTAAATCTCCTCCTAAAACTAACATTCTAGGAATATTTAAAAGTTCTACTAAAGCTATTGTTAAATTTTGCTTAAGGCTTCTATTAGAAAAAGCATCTAATTGTTTTTGCCTTTTTATAGCAGCAACTGCTGCATCAGTCAAACCAAATATTCTGGCTAAAGAATTAGCTTCTGTTTGAGTAAGTGCTTCTCCTGCAAGTTCTATAGTTTCTCCAAGTTTATCTATGTTTCCTTTTTTAATTTCTACCAAATGTTCAGCTTTTTTACCTGTTATTTTTTCTAATGCTTTTGTAATATTTAAATAATCAAAAGGTCTTATATTACCTGTTCGTGTCTCATAAAATCTATTAGCATATTCAAGCAAACCTTCAAACTCTTCATAAGACATATCTAATGGTTCAAAACCTTGTTTTACAAATTTACCACGTGCGCCACTTCTAGCATTTACAACTTTTTCACCAGGAGTAGCTGATGCTTTAACGTTTCTATCAATTTTTTTAGCTTTACCTTTTCTAAAATCAGATAAATCTTTTTCATTTAATTTTATAAGGTCTGCTGCCTGGTCAATTAATCCTGGTAATCTTCTTGCAACCTCAGCACCTATAGCAAAAAATCCTTCATTCTGTATTTCTCCATCTTTGAATAACCTACTATCACCAGATTGTCGTATTTGTTCTACAGTTCTAGGAACAACACCTTCAAGCACTTTAGGAACTTCTTTATTTGCATTATGGAAAATTACAGATTGACGAATATCACTTTCATCTGGCTCAAGTTTATTAAGAATGCCTGCTAGTCTTTTTATAAGATTTATAAGTCTTTGTCCTAGTGATGTAACATTTTGTTCTATATTTGTTTCACCTACAAATTTAGCAGTTGTATTATTTCCTTTAGCATTTTTATTAAGATCTTTTATTATTGCTCTACCTTCTGGAGTTTGAAGAGGCTTTTTAGTATTTCTTCTTCTAGCAAAAGATAAATTATTTTTTCTATTAATATCTTCAGTTCGCCTAACAAAGTTTTTATTAATCTTTGCATTGTCGCCAACTAATATTATTTGTCTGTGTATTCCATTAGTATTTTCTTGACCAGCCAACCATGTTATAGCATCTATATTTGAATCTTCATAAAGTTTATTTAAACCATCTAAATTATTATTATCTCCATAATTTTTTACTATATCATCTACAAAATAATTATTTTTCTTTAACAATAAAGATTGATTTATAAACTGTTGATTAGTATTTCTTGTGTTTGCAATAACAGGATCTATTACTAAATTAGAATCTAAAGATCTGTCAATATCGCTAGTAAATTGTTTTACAATAAACCATTCTGATGGTTTGGAAATATTATTAATAGCAGTAATATTAGCAACTCTATCTTTATCAATGTCATTTATTAATAAAGCATTATATTTTTTCAAATAAGCTTCATACCTAGAATCTCCTACATCATCAAACAATCTTGTAAAACCTGCTATATAAGTATCATGTAACAATAAATCAGAATCATCAAATATTACTCCACCATAAGCTGTTCTTATATAATTATCATCAGGGAATATGTTTATTGTATCTCTAGCATCATCTATTGCACGTATTGCTGCATCTATATCATTTATTATTTTAACGTTAACATCAGGCGTTATATTTATTAAGTTTCTAATTGTTAGTAAACTAGCATGAGTATTTATATTTTTTGCTAAAGCATTTACATCTAATTTATTATCTACTACATAAAGTTGTTTTTGTTTTAATATTAAATCTTTGTAATCTGAGTAACCAAAACTTCTAGCAATAAAATCAATATTATTATTATAGTTTTGTAAAACTACATCTCTTGGTACATTTTCAAATATAGTATCAAAATCATATCCATCTCTAAACTGGGTTTTATAAAAATTATCTATCAAAGATACTGCAGCTTGATCTTCTGTTCCAAAAGAATCTGCACGCAATACCCTAGATTCTGGTACTGCAATATTAAAAGCTTCAACAGATTCGTTAAACTCATTCAACCCTGATGCTTTAGTAAAGGTTTTAGTTGCAAACATATCACCAGAAAAGTGCATACCAGGTGATAAATAACTTTCAAATGTTGGTGTATTAGCATGAATAAAAGAATCGCTTACAGGGAATCCAGTATGAAACACTAATGCAGGAGTGCCATCTTCATAACTAAATGCACTACCTCTAACAGATGCTTCTTCAACTGTAGTAAGATCATTGAATATTTTACCATTATCTCTATTTTCAATTATCATATCTAAGTTTTGTCTAGCCTGGATATTTTCATTTTGCAACGACCTGTACGCATTACTTAAATCATTGGCTGTATCAATATATTGTTGAGTAACACCAGTATTTTCTATTCGTAATGCTGAGTTTATAAGACTTCTATTATTAGGATTATTTAAAATTTGTTCAATAAAAGGTTGCGAAACACTAGATAATATTTTAGTTTCAAGAGCAGGTATTTTTGTTGGAGAAACTTCTGATATTGTTTGTACATCTATATCTTCAAAATTTTTCATTCCAGCAAAATTGTTTACATTAATAGAATCTCTATTAAAATAATTCAAACCATATTCAAATAATTCTTTTCGTTTTACAGTAGATATTGGGTTTGGTAGTTCATTATTTAAGTTTGCGTTAATAAGAGTTAGCATAAAAGAAGAAGCTTTATCTGAAATAGCATCAGCAGAAAAAGACTGAGGCATTATTTTACCTGCAACTATATTGTCTAACACTAATTTAAAATCATCATAAGCAGATCCTAAAACTTCATCTCTAGCACCTGACAAATCTACTGGAATATTTTCTTTTCTAAAAACTTTATCAAACAAAGCCTTTAATGTTTTTGCTATTTGAATAAATATATTGTCATGTTTACTTCTAAAGTTTGGATTAGTTACTTTTTGCAAACCCCAATAAGAAAACAAATCTGCAAAAGATTCTTGAACATCATCAACAAAATTAACATTTGGTTTAGAAGCATACTTAAATGTATATATATTATCCCAGTTTCTAAAATTCATAAGATCTAATTTGTCTAAATCACCTTGATTAGTTATAGGATCTTCTAGCATTTTTCTTCTTTGAATTATTTGATTTTTTATTGCAACAGATAAATCATCAAACTCTTGTTGAGGTAATGCTCTAAATACATCTGGCATTACTGTGTGAGAAAATTCATGAACAAGAGTTGTAAGGTCATCTACTTCATCTATACCTTTTTGAAATAATTGTACTGTAGATGTAAATCTTGGCATTGGATCTGCATATCTCAATATAGTGTTATCAATAACTTGAGATAAACTTCCTACTGGATGAGTAAATGTTGCAGCATAAGGTTGATTCAAATCTACATTCCTTGGATCAACTTGATTAGAAATACCTCTAATTGCAAACTTAATATATTCTTTTTCATCTAATCCTAGCGAACTACCTAAAAATTTTAATAAAGGAGTAAAAACTTCTTTAGTTGTTTCTCTGGAACCTTTACTAATATTTAAAACTTCACCCATGCCATCTATATAGTCATCAATAGATTCAACTTTTCTAGTAATTTCTTTGCCACGAATTTTAGCATTGATTGTACTTTCTGTTGGATTGTACCTGGCAAGAGATGGTTCAGTTTCACCTATTCTATTTATTCCTCTTTGCTCTTTAAAATCTCTTACAGATTCTAAAGCACGTCTTACATTATCTGCTCGTTGAGTGTTTAGAACTGTTGGGGTTCTTCTTAAAATTTGTTCTTGTAATGCTAGTCTGCCTTCATCAATTACTGTAAATAAATCACCTTCTAATCCTAATTCTCTAGGAGGTATATTTATGTCTGCGTAACTAATCAACCCAGACTCTCCTGCTCTTATTAACTCTTCAGGTGTTCTTCTAGGAGGATTGGCTAAAGGTTCCTCTGATAATGTTTTTAAAGTTTGTTCAAATGCAGCAGCATTCTGTTGTTCAGGAGTTATTGCATTATCTTTAATGGATATTTCTTCTAGCGATAGTTGATTAGAACCAGGAACATCTTTAGGATTGTTATCAGCATTTAATAATTGTTCTGCATTTCTAGTAACTTTATTTCCATATGATTTGTTGTATTTATTTATACCTTTAAATACTGCAGCACCACCTATTAAACCACCAAGTAAACTAGCTCCTATTTGAGCTGGTACTGGTAATCCTGCTTGCACACCAGCATTTGCTACACCTTCTGCTGCTTGTGTTGCACCAAGTGCTACTGCTGCTTCACCTGCAAGTCTTTTACTAAATCCAGATACTCCAGTCGCATTAGTTTTTACAACTGGTTCTATAATAGCTGCTGCTGGTCTAGTAAGTAATTTAGCTTTATTTGCAGCTCTCAATGCAGCTGACACTCTATTACCAACACCTGCTGTTCCAACCAATAAAGCTAATTCACCAGGAGAAGTTAATTCAGTAAGTTCTCTTACAACACCTTCAAATGATACTTCATCTGGAGTTAAAGTATCTATTATTTCTGCAGCTGGTTTAAGGCTTGGAACTTGCTTTAATCTTTCTAAACCTTGATCAATCAAACCTAATCCAGGAACCATATTTTGTCTATAGGCTTGTCTAAAAGGAGTAGGTAGTGCGTCACCTATTCTTTCTGCTGTACCTCTAGGAATTATAGGTTCAAACAAATTAGAAACAAAGCTAGTAAAATCTGGAACTCTAGGACTAGGAAACTGCTGTTGTACCATGTTGTACTCCTAGTAATATAAAAATCTTGTTCTTGGTCTATATCTACTCAACTGGTTATATTGCCTACCCATTTGTGCAAATCGTTCTGTAAATGGAAAGTCTTGCAAGAAATCAGTAAAGGTCATATTAGGAGTTTGCCCACTTAAAATATCCTGACCTAACTGACCATAAAAATCTGACAAAGCAGATTGATATATATCCTGTGCTTGTCGTCTTTCTCCAGGAGTATCTCTAAAACCAGGTTGTGTTCTTAGTGTTCCGAAAAACGCTGCTCTTGGTTCATCTTCTAAAAAATTAGCAAAAACATCATCTATTCCATTTGCCATTAGAGACCTGCTCTTTGTGCTGCAAATTCTAAGAATGTAGGAGTATCTGTCCCACTAAATGTTGGAGCAAATGCTCCTTGTCCTGCTCTGCCTAACTGATAATCTGCAAAAAGTTCTTCAGCACTTGGTCGCCTTAGACTTCTATAAACAGGAGATCTAAATCTATTTTGTAATGCCTGGTCAATTAATTGAGTAGCAAAAAGCGCACCTTCACCTGAGCCAGTACCTAATGGATCGTAAATATTAGCTGTAGCTCCAAATACTTCATTTGATGGAGTAAATCCTCTTAATGCTGAAAAAGCATCTGCAAATTGTTGTCTGCCAATATTACCTATTCCAGTATTTTGTGCTGCTGCCAAACCACCTAGTCTTGATAAATATTCTCCAAAACTTTCTGCACCACCACCTAGTTGCGCACTTTCTTGTAACCCTCCTGGTAAACCTAATTGGTTCAATTGAGCAAGTGTATTAAATGTAGTTTGCAAAGGATTAAATAAACCTTGTATTTGCCTTCTAAAAGGACCTCTTCTAAATTGATCACCATAAAGATTTGATATTCCTTGTACAAACTGAGTAAAAGGTTGATCATCAAAATTCAAACCTAAGTTTCCAAGTGGATCTACATCACTTGGAATCATTGGTGGAGCAGCACCATTACCATTACCAGGACCACCACCAGGACCACGAGAAGGTGTCATTCCTGACATAGCATCTGTTGCACCAAAACTAAACTCTTGATTAGGATCACCACTTCCTCCAAAACCAGGTTGATCTGCTAAATAACTTACGCCTTCAGTTTGAAATGCTACTGGATTTGTTGTAAAGCCTGCTGCAATCCTTGTTGCAATATCAGGCTGTGTCATATTGCCAACTAATCTATTGACTGTATTTTCGTTATTTTTACCAAGGCTAACTTTTGAAAAATAATCTTGAAGAACTGCTTTTTGATTGTTTACTGAAGCATCATCAACACCTAGTTCTTTTTGAGTATCACCAAAAACTTCTATAAGAGTATCGATTCTATCGTTATCAAAAAGAGGTGAGTTTGCTCCTGGCAAATTTGTTTGATTAATTTTATCTACTATTTCATCTACAGACCAATTTGTGTTTCTAAGATCTAGTAAACCTGGATTATAGTTTTGTCCTTTTGTAAGTGTGTCTTGAATAAACCTAACCATTGGTCCTGTAAAGACAGTATTAGGATCATAAACATCTGTTGTTGCAGTTGGTGCTGTAGGTGTTGTAGGTGTCGTAGGTGTTGTAGGTGTTGCAGGTGCTTGTACATTAGGATCAAAAGCTCCTAAATCTGTAACTCTTCCTACTCTACCAGCAGGATAAAGATTTTGCGCTTGATTTCTTGCTGCTTCTAAGCTGCTTCCTTCAACTAAAACTGTTTGTACAGTTCCATCTGGCTCTGTTATTTGTATACTATAACGTCTCATTATATGCTCTCCATTGGATTAACTCTTGGTCCAGGTCCCCCTGGTGTTCCTGGAGGAGCTTGTCTAGGATCGCCTACTCTAGTAAACCCCTGCATTTGTGATGATATCACATTTCCATTAACATTTGGAGGTCCTTGTCTCCCACCTTGGGGTGATTGTGGACCTTGTTGTTGCTGTTGAGCTTGCATTCCAGCAGCAGCAAGTAACTGTTGGAACTGTAAGTCCTGAGCAGTTTCTTGTTGTTTATCTTGCTTCAATGTTTTTCTCAACATATCAATGTAAATCAACGCTTTATCTTCTTCTCCAGTCTGCATCAAACCTTCAATCAATGTTATCAACAATGCTTTAGGATCTGTTACATGAGCCTGTTGTGCAGATATAGCATTCTTGAATTGATCTACATCATTTATCTGCATAATATTTTCCCATATCCATTCGTCTGGTGCTAGAGGTGATGGTCCATCTCTCATCATTTGTGCCATAGTCACAAGTTGTGGTTCATCTTGTGGCATACGTACACCAAACTTAATGTCGATAGCACCTGCTCCTTCAATATCACTTGGTTTTATTTGTTCATTGAAATAACTTGCAACATCATTATGCCTACCTCTAACTTCTACTGCATTGAAACCACCCATCTCATATTGCATTGTTATAATTTCAGTTATTTGTTTATAACAAGCAGTAATACTTTTTACTCTTGGTTCTATCTGATGAGCAGAACCTTCTTGTAAAACTCTTGCTGCAAATCCTGAAATAGCAAATGGCAGTTCACCATAACTTACGTTACTCAAACCACCACGTTGAAGTTCTCCTGATACTAAAGCAACAAAGTTGTTAGTATCTATTGGCATTGTAACTTCATCCATTAGTTTTATATCAGTACCAGCAGGTAGTGGAACTTCACTTCCATCTTGCCATGGATCAGCATCTAGTGTAGTTGTTCCATCTGGCGAAACAATTTTGTAAGGTCTGCGAACTGCTCTTCTAACAAGTGTTTTATATGCACTCATAGCAAAGTTTAAGTCATCATATATTTCTCTGTTTGATGCAAATATAGATTCACCATAATCTCTAGCAGTATCATCTCCAGATATTTCGTCTTGTATCCATGGTGCTGGTCCTGTTGCTCCTAAAAATACTGGCGCACAAGGCTCTCCATTTGAATCTTTTACATTGTGTTTAGTTAATTTTTTCCCAACATGACTTTGGTCGTCACCATCAACTATAATTACACCATTTTCTTCTCGTGAATAATAGTCCCAAACAGTTATCCCAGCAGATGTTTCCCCTTCAACTGCAGGCTCTACGTCTACGTTATACGTAGACTTGATAGCAGAAGGTGATCGTTTTGTTTTGTGTGCTAACCAAATAATACCTTTTTCGTCCATTTCATAACAAATATGTAGTGGATCAAAAGGTGTAATATCTACAAAAGTAGAACCATCTTCATGTTTATTCAACATGGCTCTACCTGCATACCAACCTCGAAGTGTAATATAAAATGCTATTTGTTCTCTAATTGATGGCTGTCCATATCGTTGCATTCTTTCATCTGCAAGATTCAATGCACCAATTACAAACTTTTCTTTTTTGTTACCAGCACTTCTATCGTCTACCTTTGCTGTCATTGGAACCTTAATAGACATTTGTGCATTAGTTAGGTATGAAATAATTTTATCTGCTAGTATTCGTGGAGCGTTAGATGTGTAACTTTGATAACCAGTTCCTGCATCATAAGCATTCATGCGATACAGACCATAGTCTTGTTCCATCCTAGTTCGTCTAGTACGAAATCCAGGTGACTCCCAAATTGTTTCAATCTTATGTAGAATATCGTCTATTTTAGCCATTTACCACCTGTTTACTGTTATTAATTTTGTTGCACCTGCAGCTCTTGCATATCCAAAGTTTACCACAAGTCCATATGTTATTGCCTTAATTCCATGGTTGAAAGCGTCCCTTGGTTCTCTTCCAACAACATTTCCTTCTCTGTCAGTTCTCCATGTATACACATGAATCTGATCGTCAAATGGATTACTACATCCACCCAATTCTGATATAACACCTTTACATTTTGGACTGATAATCAAGTTAGGTTGTTTAGTTACTGGGTTTTCTTTTAGAAAAGTATTAAACCTTTCTATCCCATCTAGTATACCAACTCTTTCAGACTGCATATAAAGTCCAGCTTTTTCTAACCAAGTATCAACTGGTCTTGATTCACCAAAATTATGAGCTGCAATATCAATTACTCCATGTTCCACGTCTTTCCACCATGGTCTCATTGTACAGATCTCTATAATTTCTTCTGTAATCTTCTCCCTTTCAAACACTTCATCAATTATTCTAACCTGTTCACCTATGATTTGTACAGCCATTACAGCATATGCTGACTTTGTTACCTGAGAATAACCTGGATCAATCCACAAGTGTACAGGTTCGTCCATAATATACTCTGCTTTATCTGAAACGTGTTTTGATGAGTCAAACATATTGTGTACAAGACCTTTTGGAGGTGCTGGTTTTCCAGCAACACGTTCATTAAACCAATCTTCAGAGTGCAATCTTTGTAACGATAAGATTTCTTCATCTTCTCTGCCACCTGGATACACTTCCTGGTTAGTCCATGAAGGTAATGAGAAAGATATTGCGTCATCTTCTTTGTTATAGAACTGCCAAGACTCCCATTGTGATGGATACCATCCTAATGACATTTCAAACGTCCCTTCAAGAAACAAATATCCACGTTTTTCTGCAATACGACCACGTAATCTCAAAAAACTCTCTTGATCTATCTGTGATGCCTCACAAGCAACTATCATTCTAGGTGCCTCCATAGCCAAACTTCTGTAGTCTTGTGCAGACTTAGTTTTTATCTGGAAAGTACCTGGATCTGTTGCTGTTCCACACACCACAGTCATTTCACCTGGATCTATTCTTTTAGTTTGTTTTACCAAAAAACCTAG